ACAAAAAGAAGAATTGCGGCCCCTGCGCGAAGCTGCATTCGCTACTTCGACGCCTCTCTCGGAAAAAGTCCTAGAAACTACACTCGGAAGACGTATTCAAATCTACAGCCGCGAAAGGAATCAAAAACGTGAAACGCTATAAACACTCTCTTAGCAACACCAAGCTATTCTCTTGCGATATGGGGGAATTGGTCCCCTGTGGTCTCACGGAGGTACTACCTGGTGACTCAATACAGCAAGCAACAAACGCACTGGTCAGAGCATCGCCTCTCCTATCTCCTGTTATGCACCCTGTTAACGTGCGCATCCACCATTGGTTTGTCCCACACCGTCTTGTGTGGGAAGACTTCGAAGACTTCATTACTGGCGGACCCGACGGGATGGACGACTCTGTATTCCCGACTATCGCTATGCCAGCTTCCACCGGCTTCGCCGTTGGCTCCCTTGCCGACTATCTCGGCGTCCCGACCGGTGTACCTCCGGGTGCTTCCAACCTTGACGTATCGGCCCTTCCATTTCGGGCCTATGCACTCATCTTCAACGAATGGTATCGGGACCAAGACCTCGTCTCTCCACTCACCGTCGATCTCACCTCCGGGCCCGACACAACAACAAACCTGGCGCTCCAAAACATCGCCTGGGAAAAAGACTATTTCACCTCGTCCCGCCCCTGGGAACAAAAAGGCCCCGCTATCACGATCCCGCTTGGCACAGAAGCGTTGGGCAGCTTGAGGATCGAGGCTATTATCGGGAGGGAGGTTATCATCGCTGTATGTAAGTGTGGCGAAGCAGGTCTGCTCATGTTGAGTTGCCTCTAGTAAGATTCGGTGTGCCCAGATTTTGCGTCTGGATATACGGCAGGGGAGGCACGTACCGCATGGGTACGCGCCCCCCTGATTTATATAGGGTCGTTCGCAGGTCACATTCTGTGTCCGATTCGGAGTGCTGATGTTCCGCGTCTGCGGGACGAGGAGCGGTGCCTGTTTTTCCTGCGGGGTGTGCGACGTGAGCGTGATTTGCGGCGGCGCATACGCATCGTTTTATCTCCGTGATTTACCGTACCAGGCTTGATTGTCTGATCCGTAGTTTTTGCGAAGCCAGTGCCAGAGTTCGTGGTTGCGTAGCTGGCGCCCTTGGTAGAGATCAGCGCCAGCGATTATTGCTCCCATTATGTTGTCCGTGCCGTCTCCGTACCGGTCTTCGTAGGATTGAGCGTCGGAGAAATCCGAGCTCGTGTCAATCGTGTGTCCGAAGGCTTTAAGACCCGGAGTGAATTGCGGAGGAACGATCTTGTGTTCGTAACTAGGGTCTGTGACTCCGGCGTCGCCTTGGCCGTGGAGGACGTATTTCTGGAAGGCTCCAGGTAGCCCTGGGCCGGTCCCCGGTTGCGAAGCCAGAGCTGCTGCTGATGCGAGCTGTGTGCGCTTGAGGTCATTGTCTAACGCCAGCCCTTCGTTTGTGAGAGTTGCCGCTGTAGTCTGGAGGGCTTCCGCCCGTGCAGGTAGAGAACGTGTGGCGTCGATTGCGCGACCGATGTTTTGGCCGGTTTCTTTGAGGAAGCCGAAGTCGTTGGGATTAGAGCCGACAGATTGAGGCGCATAAGAGATCGTATTAGCGCCGAGAGCATAGAGGGGGTGGATACCAGCTGCTTCCGCATCTTTCACCTTCCATTGAATGCCTGATTGGGCGAATTCTTTCTGTTGCTCGTATTGCTTTTGTGCGTTGGCCAGGTTGGCCGCGTTATTTTTCTCGTTGGCTTTGTTGGAGAGATAGCCACCGAGGAGTGATGATCCTGCAGCGATCGCTGCTTCGGCGAGCATTGGGTTAGTACTCCATTGTATGCCAGGGGACGTCTTCTCTATTTACAGCGATAGTCAGATTGAATGTTGTAGTGACGTTTGCTTTTTGATCCTTTACCCGTGCGGTTAGTAGCGAATAAAACTTCCCGTCTTGATTTCCGTCTGTGACAAAGCGGGAGTTTATCACTTTTAACGAGTGCCCACGGGTTTTGGTAGAGTGATTGTAGAGCCTTATGATTAAAGCGTGCAGGTGTGCCTGAAGATGTTCTAGGGACGGCGATGATTCCAGGGTGGTAGCGCCGTCTGTCGATTTGAGGCTCATGTTTGAAAGTCTCCAGTTGGTTGCGGTGGAGCAATGAGTTTAGCTCCAGCCGCTTAATGAGATGTTGAGGACGCAGCACCCTTGTTGGGTAGCGAATAGTTTTTGGGATTTGGTTGATTGTTGTTTTTAAGTCGCGCTGCGTCTTTCGTGTACTGGAGTTTCGAGGTGCCATGTTGGTGTCACCTAGTCTTATACCTATCAAGGGGAGGTATAAGCGTCGGAGCCTTTCAGGGGTTTGGGGTGACGCCGCCTGTGGCGGCTATGCCCTGCGGGCATACTCGCTGCGCTCGTAGTGAAGTGAAGTGGGGTCCCACCAGGCGTTAACGGCTTCGCCGACCCCCCTTTTGTGAGGGGTCGGCTCCAGGCGTTAACGCGATAGGTTGCGTTACTTGTCGTCATTGATTTCTCCCGCCGGCTGCGCCGGCGGGGTAGGCGGTTGCTTGAGAGCGTTTTTGTGCGCTTCGATGGCGATCTCGCGGTTTTTCTTTTCGATTGCGAGGTTGATCTCGCGAGCTTTAGCTTTGAGGTTCTGTAGCGTTGGCATGTTGTCGTTCTCGTATTGGCTGAAGGGTTCGAAGTCGTCGCCGACCGTGAAGTCGTCGGCTTCTTCTTCCGTTTCTTCGAGTGCCTGCGCTTCTAGTATCTGCAGTTTCGCGATGCGAACTTGCTGCGCGATCTGCTCGTGAAGTGACAGTGTCTTTTTGTAGCCTAGTGGCGGTTGCATGGGAGTGGGGTCCATGATTTCGCCGCCGTTTTCGTCGTGTTTTTCTGATGAGAGTTTCGACATTGGGTTTCCTTAGAAGATGAATGAGTTGCCTTTCTGGCAAACCATTCTGCGGGCCTGAATGTTGTGTTTAGCCATGATGTAGAACACATCTTTAGAGGGTACGGCGAAGGTGCGTTCGGTAGGGACGCATTTAACGAAGTCTTCGTTGAGCGCGGTGTCTGACACAAAGATCCGCGCCATGTGCCAGAAGTTCAGATCCGATGTTCGGAATTCGCCGCTGATGGATGATTCCTGTCGGCGATATTCGTCGTAGCGATCTTGGAAGCCGAACGTGTCGTTTGGGCCTAATGGGCTGCCGTCTGCCGAGGCGTAGACCTCTTTGACGAGGACTTCCTGCTGCCCGATGTGTTCGAGTTCTTTTTGCCAGAAGTCTTCTTTGGTCCGTCGATTCCAGTGTCGGAAGAGCCCTGTAGCGTAAATAGTTTTTGGGCGGATTGACATGAGGGTAATGACATATCCATGTTCTTCAAAGAATCGGCGAAAGCGGTTAGAGCGCATTGAAGATATGCCATGCCCGCGGAGCGTTCCGACGGGGTTGCTGCCGTCTGCAGCTGTTTGCAGAACTTCTGATAGTTGGATAGTGTTTTGGCCACCTCCGAGATACTCAGGCCTTTGGAGGCGGGAGTCGGAGGATTTAACTCCGAGGTATTGGAGATATTCTGTGTAGCGTGATCCATAGCGAGCCCTTGCTTCCTCATAGCGTTGAAGTGCGAGAGCTTCCCTTAGCACATTTACAGTGACAGCGGAAGCGTTAGTTAGATCGGCGTAGAGGCTGTCCGCCTCATTGGAGTTGGTATTAGAAACGATAAGTGTGCCGCCGCTGTCCTGCAGCTGTTTGTAGCCAGCGGTTGCGGGGGTGCTGTAGACGCCTACCACGTCAGCAGCACGGGTGTTGTCAGCATTGATAGGGGCGCGCGTGCCAAGAGGCACGGTAATCGCGGGGCCTTTTTGCTCCCAGGGGCGGGAGCTAGTAAAGTAGTCTTTTTCCCAGGCGCAGACTTGGAGATCGAGATTCGTGGTGCTGTCGGCGCCTGAGGTAGTGTCGATCGTAAGCGGTGTAACGAGGTCCTGGTCGCGGTACCATTCGTTGAAGATCAGTGCATAGGCGCGGAACGGGAGTGCAGAAACAGTGACGCCGGAGGCGGCTGGTACGCCAGTTGGTACGCCGAGGTAGTCGGCGAGGGAGCCCACGGCGAAGCCGGTCGAGACTGGCATTGAGATTGTAGGAAAGACAGAAGCGTCCATCCCATCGGGGCCCCCTGTAATGAATTTCTCCCAGTCGTCCCACACGAGACGATGAGGAACAAACCAATGGTGAATGCGGCACTGAATAGGGTGCATAACAGGAGATAAGAGAGGCGATGCTCGGACCAGTGCGTTTGTAGCCTGTTGGATTGAGTCACCGGGGAGTACCTCCGTGAGACCACAGGGGACCAGTTCCCCCATATCGCAAGAGAATAGCTTATAGTTGCTAAGAGAGTGTTTATACCGTTTCACGTTTATTTCTCCTGAATTTTTGTTCGATTTGTATCCGTCGTCCTAGGCTTTCGCTTAGTACCTCCGTCTTGAGTGACGTCTTATTAGCCCACGCAGTTTCTCGCATAGCTTGCAGTTCGGTTTCCTGCGCGTTGAGTACTGCCTGCGGGGCATTGGGTGATCTCCCGATAAAGGTCCGGAGTTTTCTCCGTAGGTAGCGTCCAAGAGGCCATTTCTTGAGGCCATGTTGTAAAGTATCCGGGACATCTATCATTTTCTCATCGAGTTTATGTTGTAGCAGGGTTGACGCTAATTCATGCATCATTCCTAGCCCGATCCCGGGGCGTAAGGACATTCGCGCAAATTGCGCGGTTCTCCCATTGAGCGCCTGGGGAGCGGTGAATTTCTTTGCAATGTAGCCGGCGACATATTGGGAGGATTGCGGAGTGAGTGTTCCGACGTCGATTTTTCCTTTACCCCAGGCTGTAGATATTGAATTGCAGACCGGGCAGCAGATAACCCGTGTCGGATGAGTGTGACCTCTTTCGCATGGAGGGAAGCCGAATAAGGCGAGGTGATAGTGAGGACGTCCAGTGCTTCCTCCGTATTCTCCACAAGCGAAGTAACGTATTCCAGGGCCAATAGATTTTCGTAGTCGCTTAATGAAGAGCGTGAGATCACGAGGCTGTAGAGAATTGCCATCAGGGAGGCAGTCCTCTGAGTAAGTGAGGGTAACGAAAGCGTTTTGTTCATGTTGCGCAGCCTCCAGCATTATGCGGTGGGTCCAGACCTTGCGTCTGTTTATGCGACAGGGGAGGCATTGGCCGCAGCCGTATGCCCCCCCTTTGGTTAGGTATGGTCTCTCGCAGTTCATATTTTAGAAGCGGTGTCCGATGCGAATTGGCCGGGTCGTTCTGCGGCGCGAACTGGAGCGCCGGGGCCGACGCGAGGATTTACGTCTGCGTCTGTAGGCCATCGTTTTTTCTCCTATCGTTGATGGGTCATTTGCTTTTGCATTTTAGTGTACCGGGATGGTTTCCGGAGATGCCTAGTATTCCAGAGGTAATCAGCGATTGCAATGGGGACGGCGGCTGCCCACTCCCCAGGTTCTCCGTAGCGGTCTTGGAATGTCTGCCCGTCTGACCAGTTAGGTGAGGGCTGTATATCTCGTCCAGCCACTCTAAGATTAGTCGTGTACTGCGGTTGACGGGCTGAGTGCATGAGGGGTGGTGATTCACCGTAATCGCCTTGCGGGGTGTTACCTTGCCCCGGAATAGCAGATTGTGTGCCAACTCCTGGTAGGCCGGGGGTGGGACGTCCAAATGGGTTGGCGGTAGCAATAGCAGAAGCCAGAGTGGCACGTTTAATATCATTGTCGAGCTGTAGTCCTTCTAGCTGTATTGCGGTGGCCGTCCTAGAAAGAGCGTCCTGTTTTGCGGGGTTAGATCGTGTGGAGTCAATAGCACGGCCAATGTTCTGACCGGCTTGTCCGACGAAGGAAAAGTCAGGGCCTCCGACCGATGTAGGTTGATAGCTCGTAGTATTTGCCCCCAATGCATATAGCGGATGGATACCTGCGGCGGTTGCATCTTGCACCTTCCATTGAATGCCTGACTGAGCGAATTCTTTTTGTTGTTCGTATTGTTTTTGGGCGGCTTTTTCATTGGCTTTATTTCCCATCAAGCCGCCGAGTATAGAGGCGCCTGCGCCTAGTAGTTCACCGAGCATTTAGGTTCCTCCGGGATGACTTCATTTACAGCGAACGTAAGTCTCATAGCTGTAGTGTCGTTTTCCTCCAGATCCTTTACCAGTAAGGCGTAATGCGAATAAAGTCTGTCGTCTCTGGTTTCGTCGTATGCATGTGTGAACGCGAGTAGGGACAGTAATCGTCCAGGGCGCTTGGTAGAGTGTCTGTAAGTTTCTTGTATTATACTTAGCAGTTTGTTGTGAAAGCGTCTTAACTGGAGGTCGTTTAGCGGGGTGATATTCCCTGCGGTCATAGGTGGGCTCCCTTATTTGGTTGTGGGTTATAACGAGGTTTCGAGGCCGCAGCACCCGGGGGCGGGTAGCGATCGTTTGGTGGTAGAGGGTTTGAAGTTGTGATGCGCGCTGCGGGGTAGCACTGCGGGAGCGGTGAGGTGCCATCGTGGTGTCACCTAGCGTAGTACATAACAAGGAGGGGGTACTACGGTGGGAGCCTTTGCGGGTTTGGGGTGACGGCCCTTCGGGCCTATCCCTGCGGGATATTCGCTGCGCTCATAGTGAAGTGAGAGGGTTCACCTAGCGAAATTTCGAGATCCTCGCCACCCCCTGTTTTGTGAGGGGGTGGCTCCGGGCGAAATTTCTATTCTTCGGTTTTTACCGAAGTTAGATCGTTGTCCGGCGGTTGCGCCGGCGGATCAGCGGGTTTTTTGATCGACTTTTTATACATTTCGACGGCAGCTTCGGCGTTTTTCTTCCGAATTGCGTCTTGGATTTGTTTAGCTTTTTTCTTGAGTTCTCCGATAGTGGGAACATGATCGTTTTCGTACTTAGATAGCGGCTCGTAATCGTCGCCAACAACGAAGTCGTCTGCCTCTTCGTCTGTTTCGGGCTCCATTTCATCCTCGAGCCGTTTGATTAGCGAAATACGGACTTGCTGTGCGATCTGTTCCGATAGTGATAGTGATTTCTTGTAGCCCAGCGGCGGCTGCATAGGAGTGGGGTCGAGAATTTCCTCGCCTTTTTCGTTGTGCCGCTGGGGTGATAGTTTTTCCGCGCGGAATACATCTGATTGCGCGGTGGTGTCATGATTGGTGTTTTTAGCCACGGTTTTCTCCTAAAGGAAAGCCGCCAGGGGACTAGCCCCCTGGCGGTGCTGCGGTGTTCCCGAACAGTTACAGCGCAGCGTTAGAAGATGAACGAGTGCCCTTGCTGACAGACTAGGCGCCGAGCTTGGACGTTGTGCTTCGCCATAATATAAAACACGTCTTTAGAAGGCACGGCGAAGGTTCGTTCGGTTGGCACACATTTTACGAAGTCTTCATTTAGCGCGACGTCAGAAGAGAAGATGCGCGCCATGTGCCAAAAGTTTAGGTCAGTAGTGCGGAACTCGCCTCCAATAGTGCTCTCCTGGCGGCGGTATTCATCGTACCGGTCCTGGTAGCCGAAGGTATCATCTGGCCCTAGGGGTGTCCCGTCAGCTGCCGCATAGACCTCTTTTACGAGTACTTCTTGCTGGCCGATATGCTCAAGTTCTTTTTGCCAGAAGTCTTCTTTAGTTCGTCTGTTCCAGGTTCGGGGCATCCCGTTTCCGTAGATGGTTTTTGGTCTGATGCTGAGCAACGTAATGACGTAGCCGTGTTCTTCAAAGAATCGCCGAAAGCGGTTACTGCGCATTGAAGATATGCCATGCCCGCGGAGCGTTCCGACGGGGTTGCTTCCGTCTGCAGCCGTTTGCAGAACTTCACTAAGCTGGATAGTGTTTTGACCGCCGCCAAGATATTCGGGTCTTTGGAGACGGGCGTCGGAGGATTTAACCCCGAGATATTGAAGGTACTCTGTGTATCGTGATCCATAGCGTGCTCTCGCTTCCTCATATCGTTGAAGGGCCAGAGCTTCTCTTAGCACATTTACAGTGACAGCGGAAGCGTCAGATAAGTCAGCGAACACTTGAGGGCGGTTTGTGTCAGCGTTCCAGCCGCCCGTTGTCTGTGCCGATATATTTAGGCCCGATGTTCCGAAGGCCGGATCTGACGTTAGGTCAAACGCGGGTATGACACCGACTGTAGTTTGGTTAGATGCCGAAGCGCCTGCATTGACTGAGATGCCCATAACCGGGGCTGTGTCGCCTACAGGGATAGTGATAGCCGGGCCTTTTTGCTCCCAGGGCCGGGAGCTCGTGAAGTAGTCTTTTTCCCAGGCGCACACCTGAAGGTCCACGTTAGTCGTGCTGTCTGCGCCTGAGGTAATGTCAATTGTAAGAGGAGAGATCAAATCCTGATCCCGGTACCATTCGTTATAAATTAGAGCGTAAGCTCGGAAGGGGAGAGCGGAAACGGGGAGATCGGCGACCCCGGTAGGCAGTCCAAGGTAATCTGCCAATGATCCCACGGCGAAGCCGGTTGAAGCTGGCATGTTAATTGTTGGGAATACTGAAGCGTCCATTCCGTCGGACCCTCCGGTAATGAAGTCCTCCCAGTCCTCCCATACAAGACGATGTGGTACAAACCAATGGTGGATACGACAGTTGATAGGGTGCATAACAGGAGATAGGAGAGGCGATGCTCGGACCAATGCGTTAGTTGCTTGCTGGATGCTGTCACCGGGAAGTACCTCCGTAAGACCACAGGGGACTAGCTCCCCCATATCACAGGAGAATAGCTTATAATTGCTAAGGGAGTGTTTATATCGCTTCACGTTTAGTCCTCCGGTATTTCTGTTCGATTTGTATACGTCGGCCTAGTGACTTTTTTAGTACTTCGTTCGTGAGAGACGTCGAATTAGTCCATGCAGCTTGGCGCAAATCTTGCAGTTCTTCTTTTTGGAGTTCGAGGACCGCTTGCGGTGCATTCGGTTCTCTGCCGATAAACGTTCGTAGCTTACGGCGTAGATATCGACCAAGCGGCCATTTTTTTGTGCCATGTTGTAGAGTGAGCGGTACATCTATCATATGCTCATCAAGTTTGTGCTGTAATAGCGTTGATGCCAATTCATGCATCATTCCTAGTCCAATTCCCGGTCGGAGTGACATACGGGCAAAGGAAGGGTGGCGCCCATTTGGGTCGCTGGCTCGTGTGTATTTCTTAGAGACGTATCCTGCAATGTATGCAGCTGAGGATTGCTCAAGGGTTCCCAATTGGATGATGCCAAGGCCCCAGGCTTCCGATAGCAGGCTGCATCGATCACAGCATATAGTTCGGTTTGCTCGTGTAATTCCGTAATCGCATCCACGGTACCCGAACAGAGCGAGATGGTAATGCGGCCGTCCTGTAGTTTCACCATACTCCCCGCAAGCGAAATAACGAAGTCTCTCAGGAGTTCTTTTTCGTAATCGTTTAATAAAGGTTTGCAGGTCTCGTGGAGATACTGAATTGTTTTCAGGGAGATTATCATCTCCGAACGTGAGAGTAACGAAGGAGTTGTGAGCATGTTGCGCAGCCTCCAATAATATGCGGTGGGTCCAGACCCTTCTCCGGTCTATGCGGCACGGGAGGCACTGACCGCAGCCATATGCGCCTCCCGCTAGGATAAATGGACGTTCGCAGTTCACGTTAGAAGCGGTGTCCTATTCTTAGTGGCCTAGTTCCTGCTTTCCGTCGCCGCCTCATAGCTCTGCGCGGCCGGCGAGAGATGCGTCTGCGTCTCCTCATCGTGGGTATCCTTTCAGGTTTTTAAATTCCTTCCTACGGTAGGTCGGATAGCGACTATAATAGTACTCTCCTGCCCACGGAGAAAAGTGTTTTCTGAAGCCTGGGCGGGTCGGCATTGCCTTAATTGCATTTTGATCGGCGAATAGTTTGTTTCTCATGAACCATTGCCAATAGCCGATATTGTCTTGCTCGAAACTCTCACTTAATGATTGCGGTATTTGTGGTGCCCAGCCGGAGCGTGTTTTTCCTAGTAGCAGTTCAG